TACTCGCTGGATAACCCGCGGTATCAGGGGCTTGCGGAGGAGAAGGGCTATGATCAGAGCTATGCAAGGGTGCAGAAGCTTCGGTATAGCCATGAAGCGATGATTGATATTATCATCTCAGAGCCTGGTATTAAGCAGAAAGAGCTTGCTGCGAAGTTCGGGGTTACGGAGCCTTGGATCTCGCGGATCATCGGCTCCGATGCGTTTCAAGGTGCGCTGGCTAAACGGAGGGAGGAGCTCACCGACCCTTTTCTCGTAGCGACGATTGAGGAGCGGATGACAGGGGTGGCTATGCAGGCACTTGATGTGATCGGCGAAAAACTGGCTCTAACACAGAATGTCGATGTGGCACTGAAGGCGATTGATATTACTTCGAAAGCCTTGGGTTTTGGAGCGAAATCGGCTAATCAGACTAATGTGCAGAATAACTTCGTAGTCGCGCTCCCACCGAAGGCACTTAATTCCACTGATTGGGCGAAGAGTCATGGAGGTGGTGAAGGCCAGACGATCGAGCATCAGAGTTTCTCGTCCACCGCGACTCGTGACCCGCTGGCGCAACCCTCACCCCTTACCACTGCCGAGGAATAATCATGCCTTTTGACGGAACAGGGAATTACTCCCCGCCATCTCCGCCGACCTTTCCCGCAGTGAATGGGGAAGTGATCCGAAGTGACTACTTCAATTCGATTATCAACGATATTGCAACGGCTCTGTCTCTGGCATTTACCAAGGACGGGCAATCAGCTCCGACCGCGGAGTTAGACTTCAACAACCAAAATCTTACAAATATCGACGCTTTAGACGCAACCTCCGTCGATGCGTTGAATTTCTTCCAAAACGGGGATTTGCTCGACTTTACAGAGTTTTCGCGAGACTTTATTTCTGCTGCCGACGCGGCTGAGGCCCGCGCAAAACTCGGCGTATCGTCCGGAACTGATAGCGGCCTAGTCTCCGGCGGAGAAGTGTTCTGGGAAAGCGGCTACACCTTCCGAGTATCAGCCGCGACTTACCTCATAAATGGGGTTTACTGCACCTCGGCTGAGCAAACAGTCACTCTATCCGCCGCAGACCCTACAGACGATAGAATTGACGTTATCTACCTTGATTCCGCGGGATTGGCTGGAGACATAACCGGCACAGCAGCGGCTCTTCCAACAGAGCCAGATATCGAATTCGCCACACAGATCAAGCTAACCTTCGTTTTCGTCGAAGCGGCCTCATCAGCTCCTGTTGGGGTTACGAATACCAATATCTACCTCGAAAACACCGAGTGGACCTCCTCCACCTCTGGCTCCGGCTTCAATGCTTCAAGCACAAATAACCCATACTCCGGCACAACTTGCATCGAAGGCACCTCAGTCGCAAATAATGCGTACGTGTCTCTGCAAGCTGGCGCACCTTTTACCCTCGACGGGGTGTCGAATCTTTCAATGTTCCTCCGATCAAAAGCGACTTGGGCCAGCGGTCGAGTGCTTCGGGTTCAGTGGTATTTGAATGGAGTTGCAAAGGGCATTCCGCTAACCATCGCTTCAGGATATTGGGGGTTCAATTCCTCAACTCTGGCTTATCAACTAGTCGCGATCCCGATTGCGCAGTTTGTCTTGCCGGTCGGAACTTCGGTTAATCAGTTAAGAATCACCAACAGCGGTGGTTCTATCGGCTTTTATCTCGACAACATAGTTTTGCAGAGCCAAGGTACGTCGCTAAACCAAGGCGGGGATACTTACCTCACACTGGCGCAGGGCGACGCACGTTACGTGCCTTTGAGTTCCTATTCACGCCTAATATCATTCTTCTGCCCCATGACACCAGAGGCTTCCGAGGTGCTGGTTCACTACCCTGTGGTAGAGGATATGACCCTAGCTGACGATTTCGCATCGTCAGTAGGCAGCACCCTTGTTAACCCTGCGGCTACCTTTGTTATGGACGTGCAGAAAAACGGGGTGAGTGTGGGGAGTATCTCGGTATCAACCGGAGGGGTGTTTACTTTCACAACCTCTGGGGGAAGCGTAGCTTTGGTTTCTGGGGACACAGTGACGGTGTTGGCTCCTGCCACTCCTGATACCACAATCGAAAACTTTGCGGTTACATTGAAAGCGAGCCTTGAACCATGACTATTCTTCTAATCGACGGTTTCGACCTGTATAACGGCACAGGAGTTAATACAGGATTACAAGCTAGATGGACGACCACGGTAGGGAGTGGCGGCTCTAACGCTATGATTACAGGCCGATTTGGTGGGCAGGCCCTCAGAAACACCACAGGCTCTGGGGGCGCATCTGTTTTTTGCAGCAGAACCTTTTCGAGTGCTATATCCTCTGGCAGTATTGGCCTCGCAGTTCGTGTCAATAGTCTCACCCCAGCACAAACTATTTTTATGCACCTAAGGGACTCCGCTGGCACTTATATGATAGGTTTAGGTATTTTATCCAGCGGAGCCATAACGGCTTTGCGTACTACAGCTATAGCCACTTCTACAGTTCTAGGCACTAGCGCTGCATCTCTGGTTTCCGCTTCTACTTGGCATTATGTTGAGCTTGAGTTTGTAATAAGTGATACTGTAGGTGAGATGCGAGTTTATCTGGACGGTACGCAGATACTTAACCTTACAAATGTAGATACCAGAAATGGAAGCCCAACTACGGTTCAAAATGTCGTATTGAGTAGTGCGAACGGCAGTGTTCCTAGTCTTGCCACAGACATAGATGACTTATACATAACAAACAGCACCACACGGCTCGGGGAACGTCGCGTAGAGACTATTCGCCCCAACGCTGACACCTCTGAGAAAGATTTTACCCCCCTAAGTGGCACAGATAACTTTGCTATGGTTGATGACACCACGTGCGACGGGGACACCACATACGTTCAAGCCTCCACCGCGGGCGACCTTGATTTGTACACAACTGCCGGGCTGTCCAGCACACCTACTGCTATTAGCGCCGTGCAGATTACAGCTTTCGCCCTCAAAACAGACGCAACGACGAGGGAAATTGCTCTGTCGGTAAAGTCGGGCGCGACAAGTAGTGACGGTTCTAACTATGCCCTAGCGGCCTCCTACACCAAGTTCGACCGTATCCTTGAGACCGACCCAGACACAGCTGCGGCTTGGGACACCACTGGGGTTAATAGTCTCGAGTTTGGGCCCAAGGTTACCACATAATGGCGAATGAGTATCGCGTCACTACTAACGCTGCGGAAGTCCTAAACGACGGTAATGCCGCCGCCCGAGTGACTACGATTGCCGCAGAAGTCCTTGCTAATAGCGACTCCGCCGCTCGCGTAACCACTTTTGCGCTCGAAGTTTTGAGAAGCGAGTCTGACGACCCTACATCCGCCAGAATTACTACATTCGCGGTGGAAGTGCTGAGGTCTATAGCGGATGCAGCGAGCGGGCGGCGTTCGAGAATAATAAACACGTAGGAGGTAGTATATGAGCAAAGACCCTAAATGGCTAGAAGTAGTGGAAGGCTACCAAGGCCCCAGCCATAACAAAACCATTCTGTCAACGCTCCTTCGAGCTTCTACACAATAACATGATGCCCCTCGGCATCCTAACCGCATTCATCGCAAGCCTAGCCTTCGCGGTGATCGTCGCTGCGAAAATCAACCAGGCTTTTAATGGAGATCTTGAGTGACTCAACCCACTACAGACAGGCAAATAAGATTGGAAAACGCTGAACTACTCCGCGGGTTGGTTACCTCTGTCCAATCAGTGCAGACACATATGTCGGAGATGCAGGGGCAAGTTACTGATATCCGCGATCGGGTGATAGGGATGGAAGCAAGGGATCATGGGTCGTTGATAGCCGCACTGGCAACGAGGGTTGCTGCACTGGAGACTGCGCACCAGCGGAGGGAGGGCGCAGCTTCCATGTTCGAAACTGCCCTTAAGTCCCCGACACTTGGCTGGTTGGTTGGAGCTGTAACAACCATCTGGGCAGTGTTGACAGGGAAGCTGCATTTATGAACGACCCAACCGTCCTCTGGTCGCCTCAACCCGGCCCGCAAACCGCGCTGCTTGAGTGCCCGATATTCGAGGTGTTTTACGGCGGAGCTCGCGGCGGGGGGAAGACTGAAAGTTCGATCGGGGATTGGTTACAGCATTCTTCAGAATATGGAGAAGCTGCGATCGGCATCTTCGTCCGGCGAAAATTCAAGCAGCTGGCAGAAGTCATTGCACGAACGAAGCAGATCTTTCCAAAACTCGGAGCTAGGTATAACGAACAAAAAGCTGAATGGCGCATGGCTAACGGCGCTCGTTTGAAGTTTGTCTATCTAGAAAGGGACTCAGATGCTGAAGAGTATCAGGGCCACAACTACACTCGAGTTTATGTGGAAGAAGTTACTAACTTTCCTAGCCCAAGTCCTATCGACAAGCTTCGTGCTACTCTTCGTTCTGGCAGCGGCGTTCCTGTCGGGATGCGGCTTACAGGAAACCCCGGAGGCCCAGGACATAACTGGGTGAAAAAGCGGTATATTGATCCGTGCAAAACTGGCTTTAAAGTCATTGCGGAAGAGTGTGATATTGAGGTTGAGGGGGTTAAGCAGACTGTCAAACTCGAGCGGGTGTTTATTCCCTCGAAACTTGGTGATAATGTCCTACTTATCCGCAATGACCCGACCTATGTCTTGCGTCTGCGTCAGTCAGGCTCCGAGCAGCTGGTTAAGGCCTGGCTTGAAGGTAATTGGGATATTGTCGATGGCGCGTTCTTTGATGAGTTTGACGAAGGGCTGCATGTCAAGCCAGCTAGCATCATTTCTTCAGCTACTCCGCAGACTATTCGGTTCCGATCCTTTGACTGGGGTTCCGCCCGCCCGTTTTCAGTCGGCTGGTATGCTATTTGCGATGGCCTCTGGCCTCGCGAAAATCCCCTCCCTCATGGAGCTATCTTCAAATATCGTGAATGGTATGGAGCCAAAGGACCAAACATCGGCTTAAAAATGACAGCAACCGAGGTGCAAGACGAACTCCTAAAATGGGAGGAAAAGGAGCGCATCCGCTACGCAGTCGCTGACCCTTCCATCTTCATACGCAACGGCGGCCCTTCCATCGCCGAAAGCATGGCTAAATGTCGCTGGAGGCGGGCGGATAACAAGCGCCAGCCGGGATGGGAGGCTATTCGCCAGCGTCTTGTCGGTATAGATGGGGTTCCGATGTTGTATTTCTCCGATTCCTGCGAAGATACCATTCGGACTCTGCCAACACTCCAGCATGAGGAGAAAGATCCCGAAGATCTCGACACAGACGCCGAAGATCACGCAGCTGACGAGCTCCGCTATGCTTGCATGTCCCGTCCGTGGAAACCTGCCCCGCCCTCCATACCTCAGGGCTTGACTTTGCCCTTACTTCCGGGTCAGATGACTATCAACCAACTTGTCGAGCGCTCCAAACAGGCTCGGATATTAAGGGAACTTCAAAATGCTTGAACACAACGGGACAACAAAAGGGAAGGATTTCTATAAAAAGTGGATGGCGGAAATCTCCGATGCCCTTCGAAGGGAAAAGACTTACCGCAAACTCGGGCAGGAGAGCGTGGATATTTATGAAGCCAAGCATCCCGATCGAGTTCCGTTTAACATTCTCTACTCCAATGTCGAAGTTCTGCAACCAGCACTGTATAACTCCAAGCCCATTCCGATTGTAACTCGGAAGTATAAAGATCCTGATCCGGTGGCAAAGGTTGCGGCAGAAGTTTCCACCCGTCTGCTGAAGTATATGCTGGAAGCCGAGAGCTCCGACTGCGACAGCTTCGATGAAGGTATGCAAGCCTCTGTTCTTGATGTAATCGTCACCAATCGAGGGTTAAACCGCTTCAAATACGAAGCTGGTGAAGACTACGATGGTGAAGGGGTCTTTTCCGAAACCGTCCGCTGGGATAAGTTCATCCACGGCTATGCTCGGACTTGGAAAAAAGTTCCTTGGATCGGGTTTGAATGGGACATGACGGAGGCGGAAGTTCGCTCAAACTTTAAAGACATTGAAGGGATTGATTTCAAGAACCTCGCTGAGGATGCAGATGAGAGCACGGATAAGACCGAAACCCGCGAACAGCGCTCTGGCGTAAAACTGGCCAAGGTGTATGAAATCTGGGACAAGAACACCAGATCGACTTTTTTCATCTCCGCGATTTACCCTAACGGGGTGCTGAAGCATGTAGAAGATCCCTTTGAACTGGTGAATTTCTTCCCCGTTCCGAAGCCTCTTAATCTCATGCGGAAAATCACGACTTTGGTTCCTACACCGCTGTATGAGCAGTATAAGGCTCAGGCGAAGGAATTGAATGAAATCACTCGCCGATTGAAAGCCATTATCCAAGCCATGAAAGTCCGTGGCATGTATAACGCTGCGGTGGAGGGGATTGAAAAGGTTTTAATGGCGGAGGATAACACTTTTACGCCGGTTGAGAATATGGCTTCAATGCCAGATAACAGCTCGATTGATAAGATGCTGTGGTTTATGCCGCTTCAGGAACTGGCAACGACAGCACAGAACCTCTTTACTGATCGCGAGCGGATTAAGCAAGTCATCTACGAGATCACAGGGATTTCGGATATCCTTCGCGGAGCTTCGGTCGCTAGCGAAACCGCAACGGCTCAGAATATCAAAAACCAATGGGGATCTCTCCGACTGAAGAAGATGCAGAAGGAAGTCC